ACCTTGTGGACCTGTTGCACCCGTGGCTCCAACATTTCCAGTCGCACCTGTAGCGCCAACACTTCCACTTACACCTGTCGCTCCAGTTGCTCCAACTGCTCCAGCAACACCTGTTGCTCCAGTAGCTCCAACTGCTCCAGCAACACCTGTCGCTCCAGTATCACCAATTACACCTTGAGGTCCTGTCGCACCAGTTGCTCCGACATTTCCAGTCGCTCCAGTTGCTCCGACATTTCCTTGTGGACCTGTCGCACCAACATTGCCTTGAATTCCAGTAGCACCAGTTGGACCAGGTACAGTTGACGGCGCACCTGAAACACCTGTTGGACCAGTTGCGCCAACATTTCCTGTTGCACCAACTGGACCTGTAACTCCAGTCGCGCCGCTGACACCGATAACGCCAGTTGCTCCAGTTGGACCAACATTTCCTGTTGCACCAGTCGCACCAACATTACCCTGAACACCAGTTGCGCCCGTGGCTCCACTGGCTCCAACATTTCCTTGAATTCCAGTTGCACCTGTCGCACCAGTAGCACCGCTTGCGCCGATACTTCCAGTTGCACCAGCAGGGCCTGAAGGACCTTGAGGACCTTGTGCATTAGAGATAGTGACATCAATATCTTCAGTGTTAATCGTTACAACGCTTGTGGCCATTATCGAGTCACCTCTGCAGAAATGTTGAGTTCACCTTGTAGTAAGCGGGTGACGATGCCACCGCTTGATTGTAATTCTAAGTCATAAACATACTCACCCTTTGGTAATAGGGCAGTTTGTGTTGCAGTCTGATCTAAGCTGATTGTGCCAGCGGCACCGCCAAGAGTAATGCCAGCACCTGTTGTAAGTGACAGAATTGTGTCAGTTTCATCAACATCAATGCGTGCTTGTAGGCGGGCAGTATAACCAGTTAGGTTAACTGCTACATTGTCAATTCTCCAAGTCATAAGAAGATTGAAAGTTGCGCCTTGCTCGATTGTGAAGTTGTATTGACCTGCCATTTAATTACTCCAAAATTTAAGGGTGGATTACTTTGAGCCTCTGCCGAAATCTACGGCTGATGAATCTAGCCACTTAAGAATTGGACCAGCAGCGCCAGCAAGGGCAGCCATTCCAAGAGTCTTTAGATCAGTCTCGCCTGCAAGATATAGGGCAATTGCTGCCGCTGCTGCTGCGCGAAACCAAGAAAGTGCGATTTGCTTGAATTGTTCCATTTGATTGCTCCCTTATTTCTTGCCGTGAACTTTGCAGCAAGTGCAAACTTCGGCTTTGTATGCTTTTTTAGCAGGAATCGGTACGATTTTAGCACCGATTTGTGTAATTATTTTGGGCTGGTTCATCCACCAAAACCACGGTGAAGTGTCATTGGCAAACTCTGCCTTGATTGAAATATGAAGGTGCTTGTTGTGCTGGTTTGAACCTGTGTATTTGCGGTTGCCTTCTTTAGCTCTTGCCTTTGACCAAATCTTGCCGCTGAAAATTAAGTAATCAACGCGCTTATCATCTTTCAACTGCTCAAATATGTTGGCACAATCAATGCCGTTCTTAGGGTCGTGGGTCAAGTCCACGGCTAGGCCAGTATTATGATCTGACTTTGGATTTTGAACCTGGTGGGCAGCCGATGGCAAAAGCCCATCTGATAACTTCTTGCGCAATGGCTTCAGGGCGGTGGCCTGGCGTAGCACTGCCGTTGCCGCTGGCGTTGCCTTCACTTCTTTGCCAATAGGTCAAGCACAATGTCCATTTGCACTTCAAGGCGATTAACTGCATCTTTCAAACTGCTGCCACCATTGGGCTTGAGTTCATTGAGGTAATGCTTTACAAGCCAACGCACTGAGCCTGCAAAGGCACTAATGATTGCGATGATTGAGACGATAAGGCCAGCCCAGTTTGCTGGTGTCATTTGCGCGGTTTCCCGTTCTACTTAGATGATGAGAGTTGTGCTTTCAAGACTGCGTTTTCCTGGGCGAGTACGCCGATGGTGTCACGCATATTCTTTAGAACTTCTTGAATATCCACTTCTTGTTCCATTTATTCCCCCTTGAGTGTTTGAACTTCTTTGTATAAATCTTGGATTAAAGCTAACATTCCTGGAATAATAAAGCGTTCATTCCAGTTTTCAGGATTGCCTTCAGTATCATAATCGGCTGCTGCTGGGTAGAAATTATCCATTTCTTCAGCAATGAAACCAGGAACTATTACATTGACTCGATTATCCAATGAATCCAAATAATCAGCTTTAAATTTAAAGGCTCTTACAGGTAATTCCAGTAATTTGCTTGGACCAATTTCTGAAATTGTTACTAAATCAACAACATTGTCTTTAAATCTTATACTTGAACCTGTTGTTCTTCTTACTCTACCATCAGAGTCAATGCGACCATTTGGTGCAGCCGTTGAGATAGAAGTATCTTCAACATAAAATCTTTCTCTAGCATAAGTATAAGTAGCACTAAGAGAAATATAATCTCCATTGACTGCAATGGTGTTAATACCTCCTCCACCAGTTTTATTAACATTGAGTGAGATGTTGGCAGAACCAAGAAAGATTTGTGGAAAAGCACCACCACTAGGGTCAGGCGTAGTTCCGTAGTGCATAAGAAGCCCGCCACTGCCAAGTGGCACCATATTGGCAAGAACACTACCGCCATTTTTAAACTGAATAGCGTTGGAACCACCATTGAGAATCACCGCATTTGAACCTGCGCTTGTTTGCACAACGAAACCTGTAAGAGTGCCAGCAACAAGTTTGTCAGTTGTAATTGTGCCTGCAGCAATTTCGGTCGCAGTAATGGTTCCAGCAGCGATTTTTGCAGCCGTAATTGTTCCAGCAGCAATTTCAGTTGCCGTAATTGTGCCTGCAGTGATGTTGGCTGCAGTAATTGTATTGGCAGCAATCTTTGCGCCTGTAATACTTGCTGCCAAAATGCGATCTGCGGCCAATGTGCCAGTTGAAATGTTGCCAGCGTTGATGTTGGAAACGGTGATTACTGAAGCATCAATTGTTCCTGAAGTAATTTTGTTGGCACTAAAATTGGCTAAGGCATTTGTACCAAGATCATTTGCTACCCAACTGCTACCACTCCAACGGTAAATGCGATTGTCGTCATCAGTATCAAACCAAAGATCGCCTGCGGCCGATGCTGTTGGCGCTGAAGTTTGGCGGAATACCTTGTTCTTGCCATCTGCAGTTGTCTGAGCTGCAACCGCTGCTGCTGCCGCTGCTGCTGATGCCGCAGTTGCTGCTGCTGCTGCCGAGGTTGCTGCCGCAATAGCGGTATCTTGAACTGATACCCAAGCGGTGCCATTGTAATAATACTGTTTGTTGCCATCATCGGTATCAAACCAAATGTCACCTTCGCTGACACCTACAGTTGGCGCGGTGGCTTGGTAAAAGGCTTTTGTTTTGCCATCAGCCAACACGATTACTTCATCAAGTTGCTGAGTATTTGCAGGAAGAACTGGCACCACATTTGTAACAGTAAAATCAGCAGTTAAAGAAACAGTAATTGGGGTGTTAGTGATTTGTGGACATAATGGCATCTGTTACCCCCTAAATTGTAATTGAATATGGGTTGATTGCGCTGGTTGTGTAGGACATCATCCAATTGTTTTGCATAATTGAAAACGCCATACCTTCGACCACTAGGTTGTATTGAGTGCCTGAGCGCACAACGCTTATTTGATCACCTAATTCTGTTGCTAGAAAATCAGGATACAAAGCACCATAATCGGCAAGTGCCAGTGCGTTAAAGTCAATGCGCTCAACATAGGTAAGCGGCTCGGCTAATTTGCGTGACTCATAAAGAGCTAGATTCTGCGCATTGTTATCTGTAGCAACAGGTGCATCAAAAATATTTTTAGCAATACCGTATGCGTTCTTGCTTGGGTTATAGGTTGATGTGTATTGCTTATTGGCATTGCCACGATTTACTACCGCCTGATTAACTACAAAGTAAGTACCAGGGTTTGTGTAAAGTTCCATGTAGCCCACGGTGTTGCTTGCACCTGTATCAGTAAAGAGCAACTGCGTTGGGCGTGAAAATTTGTTAGCAAGAGGCACAAGAGTTGCAACATTGTCGCGTGAGATATAGAAACGCCCCGCGATTGAATCAACTGCCTGGTAAATCATCGCCATACAAGATTGATTCTGCACCGTGGCAAGCATCCCCACTGAACCTGTCAGTGAGCGTGATGCGCCACTTGGCCAGCCCACAATGTCTAACATACGGCCAACGCGTGTGGCTGCGGTTTCAGCGTTTGCGGCAGCAGCAAGTGCTGGTGCCTGGGCATCGGCGATGTAGGCAATGCCATCAACAAAAGTCATTGTTACCGCTGGCGCTTCGCCCTGATCTACTCTTGTTGTTTCCAAGAATCCGTAGTAAAGATTATATGCGGTACCACCGATTGTAGCCACAATGCGCATCTGTAAGCCATCACGCAAAATGCTTACACCGCCGACAACATAAGTGCCGCTGGTCGCATCAGGGTTATAGATACCGCTGAAGTTGTTGAGAATAATGTCGGCAGTGCCGCATTGGTCGCGCTCACTTTGTCGAGTGCGACCACGGCGGATGTTTATGCTGATTACATCAGTGGTTGCAACTGTGACAAATGAGCCACTCATTAAGAATTGAATTGTTACTGCTGGCGAAGTTGTACCATCAAATGCTGGCATTACAGAATTGCCACTCTATCAAACGCTCCAACGCTTCCAAAGCTACGGCGTGTTGTTCTTTCAATGCCATTGACAATACTTGTTACCAAATCTTGTTGAGTAGTAACTGAGCCTTGAACATTAACTGCAACATTTACACCGCTATTTGGCATATACAACTTGCGACCCCCGCCAACTGCTAGTGATGTTGAACCTGAAAGCATCTTTTGGCGCTCTAAGTTTTTCTTTGCAGCAGCAGCATTGATTTCATCATTCATTGATTTCTTTGTTGCTGCAGTTGCTTTATTAAGGCCAGTTGTAAAATTACTAAGAGCATTAGTAACAGGTGAGTAAGGTGTAACGCTAAAATCGCGGTTGTTAGTATTACCACGCGGGCTAACTCCCTTTTTACCAGCGGTACCACCCTTATTAGCGTTTTCGCCTACCATTCCATTTACTGTGTAAATGCCAAGTCCAACTGTTGCAAGTGCTGCAGCACCTAACGCAATGCTTGCACCGCCTGTTGCAAATGCGGTTGCTACTGCTGCTCCAATTGCGGTTGTTCGCAATAGTGCAAATACACCAATGAGGCTTTGAATTGCGGTTACAAAGGCTGCAATGCGACCCACAACAAACATTCCAGCAATCAAAACTGCCATACCTTTTACAACACCAAAATTATTTGCGCACCAGTCTGAAAAGGCAATTGCAGTTGTAAGCAACTTGAAGGCCATATCTGCAGCAACTGCAAATCCTGCCGCTAACTTGTCTTTATTAAGTGCAACAAAGGCTTCAACCTTTGGCAGTATCTGTGTTGTAAGCATCGTGGCAAACTTCTCAAGAACTGGCAAAAGCGCATAACCCAAAGTTTCCATCGCTTCGCCAAATGCAATTTTTAGGCCAGCCATTTTACCTTCAAGGGTGCCTGCGCGAGTAGCAGCAGCACCGCCTACAATCTTTGAAACCTTATCTGTAATCTTCCCAAAGTCTTTTGTTGCCAATGTTGCAGCACCAATACCAGGAACAAGTTTAGATAGAGCCTTATTTTGTCCTTGACTTGCTTTAATGATTGCATCAGATGCAGTTGCTAAATCAACACTTGCAAAGGCGCTTACATCTAAAGCTATTTGTAGCGCCTCTTGTGCGGCAGCAGTTGAGCCAAAGGCTGCAGTCAAGCGACCAAAGGCAGGTCTTAACTCATCATCGACTACTGAAAATTGCTTTTGAAGCGCCGTGATATTTTTTTCTACACTGACAATCTGCGCATCTGATGCCCCGACTGTGTTACGCAATGAGTTAGCAAGTAAGGCTTGAGATTTCTGATCTGCAATTGCAGCCTGAACCGCATCTTTGCCAATCTTGGCTGCAAAGGCGGCAGATGCAACGGCAGCAATACCAAAGGCTTTTGCTGACCTTTTTGCAAACTTATCAATGTTTGCACCAAGTTTTTTAATGTCTTTTTGAGCAGCCTTTGAACCCTTGTCGGAATACTGGGTGAGTATGCGGGCTACAACTGCGCCAACTGCCATTTATTTAGCTCGCTCTCCCTGTAGATGTTTCTGTAAATCGGTTTTTGCTTGTTCAAGCGCCCGCGCCACATTTGCCTGTATTCTGTCTTTGTCTTTATCTACAACGCGCCATACTACACGCGAGGCCTTGCCAAATCTGTTGGCCAATGTTCGTAAGAATTGACTGCCCGAACCGCCACCGAACCCTGGTTTAGTTTTCCTACCTGCAATTTCAAAGATGGCACCCGCTGCAGTTTTGTTGAGAAGTGCGCCTGCGCTAGTTGTGTAATCGCCACGAACCTTGCCCTGAACTTTTGTTTTCTTAATGCCTGATTGAACAACTCCAGTATCCCAACCAGGCCAACCCTTGCCACCTCTAACAGTTTTGCTAGGTTTGGCTGCATCGGCTTTGCGCCAGCCACTCATAGGGGTATTGTCATCATTGTAACCAGCAACGCCTGCAATCAATGCTTTGGCATCTCGCTCTGCGCCTGCAAGTTCGGTATTGATAACCTTGTTGAAGCGCTTAACTGCATCTTTGTCAAACTCTTTAAGAGCATCAATAGTTTCTTTGATACCTGAAAGAACAATTACTTCATCCGCCATTGGCTTTAGCTCGTTCCTTCATATAAATCGTGATTGCTTCAAGGATACCTTCAGGCGCATCAAGCAAATCACTGATTGGAATACCTGTCTCAACCGCAACGGCTGCAATCGTATAAGTTAGACTGTTGCGGTGGATTCGAAAGATTCATCAGCATCCAATTCGGCGCTGATGAGAGTATCTAAGAAGGCAGGGCCGAAAACTGGAACAACAACTCCAGCAACCTGAAGGGCTTTCCACGCAATCCAATAAATGTGTTCTACTTTTTGTTGCTCACCTAGAAGTTTTGGCATACCTGCGCCAAAGTTTTGCTCAAATGCAACGATGATGCGAGGCGTTAACTTGTAAGAAGCCTCAACACCATCGGTTGTTTTTACTTTAACTGATAATCCATCCATCTTTTCCCCCTAGTTTATGTGATTGATTTTGTTATGTTGCCTGAGATTGGCCAGGAAACCTGAACAGTGGATAGGCTTCCCAATTCACCCGATACAGATTGCCATTCGGTGATAACCGCGTTGAATGTATATTTTGGATTGCTTGCACTGACCGCAGCATTGACTGGCCTAATCTGCATTGCAACTGCAGTTCCAACTGTTGTGTTTGCCATTGAAGTACCATTGACAAGTTCTTCAAGGGCATTGTCGGCATAATCTTGATTGAACTGAAAAGTCACAGAGTTATCAAACACACCTGCCTGGCGCGTTCTTGATTGTGCGCCAATTTGGGTTGTGTCAATTGTATCCACGCTTGTTTTCAATTCTATCTGTGTTACAAACTCCGAAATATCGTTGCTTGCAAATAGCACATAAGCGTTATTGAGAACAAGGCGTGGCATTTATGAAGCGGCTTTTGTAATTGCGCCCGTGATTGGCCAAGTCGCAGAAATCGTTGATAGCTCGCCCACGCCAGCTTGAAGATTCTGCCACTCTGAACAAACCGCTGAAAAAGTGTATGAAGGGTTTGTTGAACTGACTGCACCTGATGTTGGCTTGATTACAATAGGAACTACTGTTCCAACAAGTGATGAGCCAATTGCGTTGATTGTGATTTCAGGACCTGCTGCTGCAAAGTCCTGATTAAATTCTAGCGTTACAGAATTATCTTTTAAGCCAGGCAGCCTGGTTTTTGTTGCTGAGCTTGACATTCCTGTAGTTTCAACAACATCTACACTTGTTGTAAGTGTAACGCTAGTTAAAAATTGAGAGAGATCAATAGCATTTACTGTAACTGACACATCCGTTAATACTATGCGTGGCATTATTTTACTTCCTCTACTGGTTTGATTGCTGCGGTGTTTTTTAGATGTTCGCCTGCAACTAGGGCATCAATGTTGAGGCCAAGTTCAAGCAATTCTTTCTCGGTGATTGACTCACCTTTCTTCTTCGGCGCAAATACATCCGATGTGACTATGTAGCTCATTTTTCTCCTATCCGTAAACGGTGATTCGGTAGCGGTACGAAAGAAACTCAATATCGCCTGATGAGTAATTACCCGCTTCGGCAGATGTGACCCGCAAAGTGCTGCAAGCCCCATCAAGAGTTAGATCAGATTCAATTGCTGCCTTGATTGAGAAATCCCCGCTACCTGCAAGGTACTTATCAAGTTCGTTTTGGCCTGAACGCTCTGTAAAGCGCTGCACCAAAACAACAACATCTAGGTTTGCCTGGTCAAGTCCACGGGCATTATT